TAAGGCCAGAAAATATCTTAGAGATATGCAACCTTTTTAGAATGTCTCCAATACGCTTACACCGCGAAAACCTAGGGCTAGCTAAAAGCGCTCAAGACTTTGGCTCTGAATACTTCGGGCAAAGCGGACAGATGACAGGTGTGCTAACTTCTGAGCAGCCGTTAAAGAAGGAGCAGATGGATATCATTCAAGGCTCATGGAATAACGGCGCGGCTAATGCAGGCACTAAGCTCATGCCGTTTGGCTTTAAGTACCAGCGTATATCTATTGCACCAGATGAGGCGCAGTTTATAGAGACTAGACAATTTCAAGCGCAGGAGATTTGCAGAATTTTTAGCGTACCTGCTGCACTTGTACAGCTACCAGGGCAGGAGACTTACAGCAACGTAGAGCAACAGAATCTAATGTTTGCTAGACATACTATTATCCCTTGGACTAAAAGAATACAACAGGAGATAGATAGAAAGTTAATACCTAATTTTGATAGGCCAGCAGTCTACTCAAAGTTTAATCTAAACGATTTATACAGGGGCGATATGGACGCTCGCGCAGGGTTCTTTACTCAGATGCTACAGGCTGGAGTAATGAGCATAAACGAGGTAAGACGCGAAGAAGATAAGAACCCTATTAAAAATGGAGATGTTCATCTAGTACAGGTTAACCAAATCTCTCTAGATAAGATAGAAGACTACAGCGATTCTATTTCAAATAACAATACTAATGAAGGAAGAGAAAACGACAGACCAGGAGAATAGAGAAGAGCTAGAGACTCGCGCTCATTATTCTGTAAGCACTAGCACAATAGAGGCTAGAAGTGATAGCGAAGAAATGATTATAGAGGGCTATGCAGCGCTTTATGATAACGAAACTAATATAGGCCCATTCAAAGAAACTATAGCTAGAGGCGCTTTTGATGAGGTTATGGACAACGACGTACGCGCTCTAATGAATCATGATCCTAACTACGTACTAGGCAGAACAGGGGCAGGCACCCTAGAGCTAGAGGCAGATGACACAGGGCTAAAATACCGCATCAAATTAGGTGAGCAGCAGTACGCAAAAGATTTATACGAGAGTGTAAAGCGTGGAGATATTTCACAAAGCTCTTTTGCCTTCACGATTGCAGAGCAGAGCTGGAACGAAAATAGAACAGTAAGAAGTGTGGATAAGGTAGCTACGTTATTAGACGTTAGCCCTGTAACCTACCCAGCTTACAAGGATACTCATGGTTTAGTAGCTAGAAATGAAGAGACTGAGCCAGAGCAAATAGATAACGCTGTAGTAGAACCTACTAGCGATAATAATAAAGAAGTTAAAAAAACAACTAAAAGAAGTAAAAAAATGAACTTGAAAGAGTTAACAGAGCTTCGCGGAAAGTTTTACAATGAGCATGTATCTATGATAGAGAACGCTGAGAGTGAAGGACGCGAGCTAACAAATGAAGAGGAGACGCGCGCGGACTACCTCGAGCAAGAGATTGAAAGACTAGACAACAAGATGAAGCGCAGAAAGGCTCACGAAGATATGATTGCACGTACTGCTAGCTTTAGCGGTATGGGTGTTTCAGAAACTAAGGAGATTGAAAAGATTAACCGCAATTTCTCACTATCTCGTGCTATCCAGGCTGCTAGCTTTGGAAAGTCGCTAGAAGGTGCAGAGGCAGAGTGGGCACAAGAGGCAGCTAAAGAGTATGGCTCAAGAGGCTTACAGATGAGTGGTCAAATTGGTATTCCATCTAGCGCTTTATATCGTGCTGGTGGTGCTGATGATTTTCAGGCAGGTTCTGGTGATGGCTCTGGTTATGTAGCTACTACAGTTCCAGGTCTAATTGAGGCGCTACGCGCTCCAACTATGGCTGAGAGAGTAGGAGTAACTACTATCAATAATGCTACAGGTAACTTAAAGTTCCCTAGAGTATCAGCTAAAGCAGTAGGTACAGCAGAAACTGAGGTAAGTGCAGACGCTGCGTCTACTATGGAAATGGACGAGTTAACACTATCTCCAACGCGTGTAGCTAATAATACTAAGTTCTCTAAGCAGTTAATACTACAGGGAGGTGCTGGCATTGATACTATGATTGCATCAGAGCTTGCAGCAGGTATTAACGAAACTATCGACAAAGATGTATTTGCTAAGGCAGTAGCTGGAGCAGGCTACCAGGGCAATCTTTCAGGTGGCTCTATTACAGCAGCTCACATCTTTGCAGCAGAGAAGGCGGTACTAGCAGCAGGTGGCGATTTAGCCAACGGGCAGTTTGTACTTTCTCCGTCAGCTATGAGCATCTTAAAAGGTGAGGCATCTGTAGCATCAATTAGAGCTTTAGTTAATGATAACAAAGTTGATGGATTTGCTACACACTTTACGCCTAACTTAGTAGATAGTGCTACAGATCAGGGAGATTTCTGTTTTGGAGATTTCGCTAAAGGAATGGTACTAGCTTACTTTGGAGGTGTTGATATCTTAGTTGATCCTTACAGCAATGCAGGGACAGCACAGATTGCTCTACACGTTAACAAGTTCTACGACGCAGATGTTCGCCAAGCAGGCGCGCTAGCTCGTATCAAGAACTTCGTAGCGTAATAGTTAGAAGATAAATTAAAGGGGGCGGGTATTGCGCCTGCCCCTTTTTTATACTAAATAGATGAAACTAGAAATAACTACACAGCCTACAGGTACAACACTTCTACCGCTGTCAACAGCTAAGGAGTTTTTGCGTGTTGATCACAGCGATGAGGATACAACTATAACAGCTTTAATTAATGCTGCGGTTCAACATTGTCAAGATTACACCAACAGGCATTTTGTAGATTCTGCTTTCACACTTAGCCTAGACGATTTTTACAATTGTGAATTTTCTACAGGCCCAATTAACACTATAACAGGTGTAACATATAAAGACGTAGCTAACGCTACGCAGACATTAGCTACTTCAAAATACTGGTACGATACCAAGCGCGAGCCTGGGCGTATTCATTTTGATAGCCCACCAGATACCTACGATGATGATTTTAACGTAGTTACTATATCTGGTACACTAGGAGCAGCGCCAGCAGAGCCTATACTTCATGCAGTTAAATTGCTAGTAGCTCACTACTACGAAAATAGGCGCGCAGTGATAACTGGTACAACTCTAATAGAGCTACCTTTAGGAGTAGCAGCATTACTAAACCCATACCGCATTATATCTACTAAATGAACATAGGCGGACTAGATAGAAGGATAACAATACAAAAGCCTACGCTTTCAGCTAACGCCTATGGCGAGCGTGAAGAGAGCTGGGGTACTTTTGCTACTTGCTGGGCGCAGATAGAGCGCAAGCCTGCTGCTGTGGAGCAGAATAGTGGTGAGCAAATAGTAAGCGTAAACAAAGTAGTGTTTAACATACGCTATAGCTCTACTACAAAGAATATAAATGCAAGCTATAGGGTTAACTATGACAACAAAAACTATAGTATCTTAGGAGTTCACGAGGTAGGCAGGCAAGAGCGCATCCGTTTAATTACTGAAATTATTGAGTAATGGCAGAGGAAACGGTTACAATAACGGGTCTAAATAAGCTCTTTGCTAACATAGATAAACTAGCACAGTGGAGCGTACGTGATAGCGAGAAGTTACAGGAGATAGGCCACAGGGTTGGTGATGTATATGCTAACTATTTAAAGGCTAACATAAAAAACAACACATTTGAAAAGTCTATTTTAAGAGGTAAGCGTAAAAGACGCGGCCAACTTAAACGCTCAGCTGGTACATGGCTGCCAGATAAAAACCGTAACACCGTATTGGCAGGCCCTCGTACTAATAGTATTGGCAGACGTAATACAACTAAAAGCTCAGATGGTTTCTATGCTGGAGTGGTAGAAAGCGGGGGCTTTAATTCTAGGTTTGGCGGTCAGCATAATACACAAAATACAGGAGTATTTACAAGAGGTAAGAAATCAACGCAAAGCCGCAGCGCGATATTATATGCTAAACTATTAAAGCAAAATTTTAAACGTTTCACTAAAAGACTATGACAGTAGGGAAAGCGATATATAATATACTTAGCAACACAACCGCAGTAACTGATATTGTTACAACTAAGATTTACCCAGAGATAGCGCCGCAAAATGAAACGCAGCCTTACCTGGTTTATTCAGTTGTAAGCAATAGCCCAAGCAACACAAAAGAAGACAACGGCGAGATTGATGAGGCGGCAGTAGAAGTGTACTGCTTTAATACAAAATACTCGACGGCAATAGATTTAGGCGTGGCGGTAAGAGCTGCGCTAGAGAGGAAGAACGGAATATATGGAGGAGTACAGATACAGTCTATTAATTATACAAATGAACAAATGGACGTAAACCCTGAGCGTAGTATCTGGGTAGCGATCCAAGATTACACAATAAGAATTAAAAATTAAATTCATGCAACCAATTTTAGACAACTGGGAAACTGTACTGCTAGCGCTTTTAGTATTTGCTAGAGTCGTAGCTTCACTTTACCCAACAGACACACCGGCATTAAAAGTATTTGGCTGGATAGACTCGTTTATTACTTTACTAGTAGGCGGCGATAAAAGAAAAAACAAAAACAACTAATAACAAAAACAAAAAAAAATGGCACAAACGACAGGCATAATTAATGGCTCGGATTTAAGAATCATGGTTGCTGCTGAGGGCGGCACTGAGCTACAAATTGACAATCTTACTGACTGCTCAATTTCTATTACAAACGAAATGAAGGACTCGACCGTGAAAGCTAACGCGGGCTATCGAGCTTTGCTTCCAGGCATGACTTCTGCAACTATGAGTTTCTCAGCTATGTATGCTACTGACTCAGCAGCTAACACAGGCTACGAGGCAATGAATGGTTTTCTGCTTAATAAAACAAAATGCGACTTTAAATTTACGCATATAATTGGGCAAGCAGCAGCAGAGAATGCAGATGATTTCCGTTACCAGGTTAAGGGCTACATTGAGAGTTTAGAGCTTTCAGGTTCGACAGAGGATAATTCTACATATACTTGCACTATTCAGGTAGTAGAAACTATTGTAAGGCAGGTGATTTCATAACAATGACTAACGTAACTATAGGAGGCAAGACATACCC